TATCAATCCAACTCATGTCATCGGTTCCGGCAATAATAACAGTAGCCTCACTACCTACCCGGACTTTCTCCCCTTCTCCATTCCACCGGATAACAATAGGAGGATCACCCATAGCAATAAGTTCAGTAGCAGCCCCGGCAAAAAGGTTGTTCCAAATTTCAACAGTCCAAGTTGTACCCTTGTCGTCATCGAAATCCATATATAACCTTTTTCCGTATGCCATCAGGTGCGATTTTTAAAGCCTTGTTCGTTCTGCCAAGCAATATCAATATCCCGACCCCGTAGTCTGGTGTTACCAATAACCCGAATGGTCTGCATTCCAGATTGTGCCGTGAGGTTTTTCATCTGCTGAGAGTTCAAAATCCATTCTCCTTTACCATCTTTTGCGTCCCCGGCCATAATTAACTGAGGACTTTTGATAAACCCACCTTCCGCAAATGAGGGGATTGTATTAATGGCCGTAGAGAAAATCCCGGCTGCCAGTCCTCCGGTCAATCCTGCCAATGCTAAAGCTACTGGTCCGGTCGCACCATATTCGATCAGAGCGTTTTTTACCGCAATAGCAACACCCTCTTTGATAATCATTGCGATAGCACTCTTCAGGCTTTTAACAACCAATTCCCCGTATTCAGCCCAACTATCAGCACCTTGAGCAAGTTGATCTCCCAATGAAGCAATCGAAGCGGCAAGGGTATCAGTCAGTTCAATGGCAATGCCTGTTTTTGTGATATAGTCATTAATCGAGTCCATGTCAACAGACTGATCCATTGCGCCAAAAGAAGATGAAGGTTTAAGTTTTCCTGTTGGTTCAGGGAAAGTTTTAGATAGCCGTCCTGAAATAAATTCAGCCTGTGAACTGACAGCCTCCTCTTTTTCGATTTGAGAAGAAATATTTTTTATGGCATTGGCTAACCGTTCAGCTTCGAGGGCTTCTTTATGGAGTGCCTCGGCTTTTCGTTTGGCTGCTGTAATTTCAGCATCACTTTGAACAATGATCTTTTCATTGGCCTGTCTTAGAATTTCTTTAATGGCTGCTTCGTTTCCTACAAGGTTAGTTAATTCTTTAATCGCCTTTGATGTTCCTTCATATTGTACCCGATAATCAGCAGCGATAGCCTGATCCTCTCGCATGGCTTTACCGTTCGCCCAATGAGATTTTGCTTCTTTGTCAAATTGAGAAATCATATTCCCAATATACGGAAGTCCGTTTTTCTTTTCTGTGATATAGTCAACCAATGCTTTCCGGGCATCCTCGGTTGTTTTTGCCGTTGCTACAAGTTTCCTTCCCTCCTGCTCAATCTCTGTGGCAAAATTAGCCGTTGACTTTCCAGATCGAAGTTCAATAATATCTTTTAGATTTCCAATAAACTTGTTTAAAGGTCCACCGATCACCTCGCCAACAACTTCCTGAAGATCATTAATGGCATTTTGAAGTTGAACAATTCCTGATGTTCCAGCCTCTGTTGCTGCTTCTGATAATCCTCCGACCTGTTTTTCAAGACCGGATATAACCATCTCAAAGCGTTCGGATGATCCAACAGCCCCTTCGACTTGTATTCCGTATCGCTGTAAGGCATTTGTGCTTGATCCGATACTCTTAGCCATGAGATTGGCTGACTGAACTATGTCCATCCCCGTTTTTGTGGAGAAGTCCATAACGAGGGGCATCAGTCGGGATATTTGTGTTTCGTTCAGTTTCATTGAACTGAGAAACATTTGCGCTCCCTTTATAGCTTCATCATCAAAAAGGGATTTAGATTGAAGGAGTGTAGCTTGATCGCTTAGTCTGCGGAAAGCCTCCTGATTACCGTCAAGTGATGTAAGAAGTTTTGCGTTGGCCTTTTCGGATTCATCGAACGCCTGAACGGATGCTTTAGCAAAATTGATAACCTCCACGACAGAGAACGCCCCGGCAACCATCGGACCAAGCTTGCTTATCGAAGAAGCAAATGATCCAACGTCTTTTTTAGACTGTCGGAGTTTCCTTTGGAAGTTCTCCGTATCAGCCCGGAATAGGAAATTTAGGCTCGCCAGCGACATGAAATTTGCTCCATCGTTTATTTAATTTCTCAAACTCTTCCCGTGTCATCACACGTTTAGGTTTCTTCTTCTTTTCCTCAAATAACCGTTCGGGATTGATCCGGTCTTTCTTTTGAAGTTGAATATTCAGCAGGGCAACCGTTCGATACCAATGCTGTTTTTCCCGTCTTAATTCGAGGTCAAAGAACCCTTTTTGTTTGGCGATGAACTCGGCCACTGTGATACTGTCGAACTCTTCAGGCGACATACCCATCTGGCCGAGTCCGATCTCCATCAGGTCATAGATATTTATATCCCGGCTTTCTCCTCCGGCTTCTGAGGGTTTCCAATATACTGTGATTTGTATATTTTTAACATCCGCTCGATAAGCGTCATATCATCATCAGCCCAATCGCTTAAATCTTCGACCGTGTAAGGAAACTCCTTTTTCTCGCTACGAGCACCATCTTTCAGCCCCGCATGAAGAAGCCCAATCAGGTTAAAAAGATTGGTTTTCTTATTAATCTCTCCCAACTTCACAATAGGCACATCGTATTCACCGGAATAGATACGCAAGGCATTCGTGCCGAACCGTACCGGATATTCCTGTTTTCCGATTTTAATGTAGTCTATCATGTTCCGACATAAGGAGTTAGTGCGCCAGTTCCTTCGATGGTAAACGTATAAGTCGAACTTTCTTCGACCGGAGCATCCAGGTCAATCCCGGTCAGATAACCCGAACCGGAATAATAGGTATCTCCCGATGTTTCGGTAGAGAGTTTTACGGTTACAGCCGTCCTTGCAATCACGGCAGCCTGTAATTCCTCATACCCGTAGGTATCTGCAAAGCAGACAAACCCGTTACCCCCGGCTGTCCAACTCCGCAGACCGGAAAGTTTTGCAGCCCATCCCGCACTCGATTTCGTGGTTGCATCCCTCGTTGCCATTTGCACCGACAAGGTATGCCCCGTAGCTGAACCGATAGCCACGTTCCCAATATAAAGGATGAGTGACGTACCGTTAATAATTTCAGTAGTTGCCATTATCGTTTCTTTTTAGTTAACTTTTTCTCAATTTTCTCAACAAAATTTTCATCACGGGCCTTTTTCTCTCTGATGAGTTGACGCCCGTAATCTTTCGTAACATGGACAATCGTTCCTTTCGGTATGATCCTCCCGGCAATCTCGGTATCCTTTATCAGGATAACCATATTTGCACTTTTAGTCTGTTCCTCGCTCATCGTTTTATCCGTATTAAAAAATCAATACTCCTGCGATAATAGTCAGCCGACTCGTCAAAAAAATCCTGATGACTATCGTAGGATATATGCGTTATGCTTCCGCTATTCTTATAGTCTAAGGCTGTTCTAAGACTTTCATACAAGGTATAGACCGCTTTAGCTGAAGTGCCGTAAATATCAACCTGGAGGCGCATAATGTCCGTAATCGAAACGCCATTTTTCCGCTTCGATGGGACAGAAGATACAACCGTGTAAACCATGTACGGGGCGTCCTGTGTCTGCTTGGCGACCTTTGGAAAGACCGTGCCGACAGCACTTAGTAGCGTATAGATGGTATCTTCGATCATATCTTACCTTGCTTTGTCCACTTGGCGATCTCTTTTTCAAAAATCTTTTTAGCGTCATGCTCAAACCGCCTTACAACCTCGTCCTTTGTTTCGTCATAGGAAGGCCGTAAGAAAGGTTGGGCAGGCATATTTTTCGTTCCCCGTTCGACCCACATACCGTAAAATCCCGACTTTGCTTTACCGAAAGCACCCTTCACCCGGAGGCCGACAACTAAAGCAACATTTTTAGACCGCTTCATATCTATCGTACCCACCGAAGCAATCAGGGTTCCCGGTGTGACCATACCATATTTACCCCTATGAGGTTTTAATGATCGGGGTGCTTTTTCTTTAATCCGCTTGACAAGTGGAACGACAGAGTATTTTATCAACTTCCTGACTGCCTTAGATTCAAACGCTCTCGGAAGTTTATCCAAAAGCTGAATGATCTCCCTCTTATTGGTCAGTTCGATAGATACACTCATGACCGATCCTTTCTGATCGAGCGTAGCACTTGATAACGTTCACGGTCAACCTCTTCAATCGCCAGTACATCATGAACAACACCATCGTACACAACCCGCATGGTTTCATTCAGGGATGAATTATACCGGACAATGAATTTTACAATTCGTTCAGCGACCTTTTGATCGGCTTCGTAGCGTTCACCGCCTGATTCATAAGATACTTTAGCCCAAACCGTAGCAAGCGTTGACCATACCGCAACACGCTGACCAACGGAATCCGTTACCCAAGTACATTGCTCGATCCTAACCCGCCTGTCTAAGTCGCCTAATTGCATCTTCTTCCTCTTTTGAAAGCCAATCAACAGTAAAATCCTTTTTCGCGTAGTGGTCAAACCCCCAGATGTTCACTTCGCTTTTAAGGTCTAAGGCCAAAATCTTATCGGACAGATGAATTTTTTGTATGACCCCGTTAGCGTTTAATATACAATCTGAAGAATAATCCAATCCTCTATTAAGATCGTCACCCCACAATTTAGGGGTAGTAACCTTTTCGTGGATCAGTTCTGTTTGACCGCCCAATTTCTGCCAGAAATGCCTTGAAATTGTAACCTCTCGACCAGGGACCGTCACACCGTAAGGACCAACCATACATTCACGGTATTTTACCGTTACCTGTTGACCCATCCTTTCGATGACATCCCTTCGGATCACCCTTCCTGCACCAATGACATAGCTATTATCAAAGATCGCTGTTTCGCCCGTCAAGGTGTTCAGCACACCGCAACGGTTCAATCCAAACGCCTCCTCGCCCCAGGGATAAACATCCATGATCTCACCACTTAATAGATCATCTGAACCAAGCGTCAAAAGATAATCCCAATCGTATTGTAATGCCTCTTTAAGTCCGAAATTCCACTTTTCGCCAAGTGGCAGATTTCGGTGTTCAACAGGGACCACATCATACAATCGGCACATCTCCTCAAACCCGCCTGAATGAACCGCTAAAACGGTCAGATCAACAGACTCCCGAAGCCGACAGATACCACGAAAAAAAATCTCCGTGATCTCCGGTCGTTTCCATAGGGCAGTAAGACAAAGAACCTTAATAGACACGGTACATATCGTAAAGTGCACGGCTGCCACCGGGCAACTCGTTCATTTTTTCTTTCGTTACGTCCTGCCTATTTTCGTATAGATGACCTAAATGCATGTACATTCCGGCCTTGATAAGGTCAGGAACCGAACCTGCACTTGCCCATCCACAAACATATTCAACACACACCGAATTTTTGCGCCCTGATACAGCAGGCCAACTCTGACCAATGGCGAGCGAAACCCTTGCAGGCTCGCTCGCAAGATCAGTCAGATAAGTTGCACTCGATAACGTGGTTAACGTATCGTCTGCGTTATAGTATTTGATTGACGTTATCGTTGTAACCGGGCAAAGCGTAATTTCAAAATAGTCAACCGGAAAATCATCCCGGTAATCGTACCAAGTCTGTGAAATCAATGCCCGACCCATGTAAAGTTCAGCAGCACGGCGAACGGCCTTAATCATGTTTGTAATCAAGGTATCTTCGTCCGTATTATCAACCTTTAGGAAGATTTTAGCCTCTGATAACGTCAGGGGTTCAGTAGCCGGTGCGGTTTTTAGTGATCTCATTAGCTACCAGCGTGAACCAGATATTTGATCGGGTGCATACCAGCGTCCAAAAGCTGACCATCAGTCCTACGAAGCAGAACCATAGCCACCTGATCGAGTTCAGCATACCGCTCAAGCAGAATCTTGAAGCGGTCACCCCGGACTTTACGGATCAGATAGTTACGGAAATCTCCGAAGAGCATAGATTTTGCTGATGCCCCGATAGAGGCCATATCCTGATTGATCGTATAGGGATAACCCAGGATCGTATCAGGAGCGTTCTGCGTGATGGTCGGCTGCCAGATCGGTTTCGAGTCACCGTCAACAATCTTTTTCAGATAGGCCAGCGTGGCATCGTTGAACATGAAGCGTGCGTTCATCCGGTAAGCCGGATCAACCGAATGCAGTAAGTCAACCAGGTTGTTATAGGTTATTGCCGTAGCCCCAACACTCGAAATGGATGAGTTAGTTGCCCCGGTCACAACCCCTGAAATAGTGGTCGTTCCAGCTCCCGTAGTATAGGCGGCATTCAAGCCCCTGCCCATACGGATACCGAACAGATCAGCAAGGATCTGCTCCATATTGAAATAGCTGTCCTCAAGGATCTCCTGGCTGATCCTGACCAGACCTGAACTCCATTTATAAGCCTTCAGCGTGAGGGCTTTGGCAAATGTCACGTCCGTAGCCGAAGTGTTCAGATCGGCAGCCTCGTCAACCTGATAGGCCACGTTTGAGGTGTCATTCGTGGCAGGCCAGGGAATATCGTTACCGGAATCGGTTTGGATAATCCTCGATACGCCCTCCATGCCTCCCCACATCTTTTCAGCAATGGCCAGTTCACCAGAAAATCCTTCCGGGATAGTGTACCCACCCTTGTTATCGGTCGTGCTCTGTGCATTGGTACGCAACTCCCTGAAGGGATTTTCATTGGGATCAGACAAGATACGGAGATCGGGCATTTTCCCAATCCCAAAAGCCCGGAAAAGGATCAAATCACGAAAAGTGTTGTTTACCCTCTCCCGTACTTCTTCTTTCGTTTTCCCGGCAACAACCCTTTTGTCGTCCTCGTGTTGTTCGGCCTGTGCCTTGAGAATATCCTCGGCCCGTTTTTCACGAACCATATCCTCGTCAATCAAGGCAATCTCATTGGAGTACTTGTCGAAATCCGTCCTTTCCTCCGCTGTCATGCCCCTCTTTTCGGCCTCCAACTTGTCCCGAAGTTCTTTAACCTTCAGAGCAGTTGCAGCCCTTTTCTCATTCAACTCTTTTACATTCATAATCTTAGTTTTTGTGTCCGATAAGGCCGTTGGCCTCGTTTATTTCAAATTGTGCAATTCTCTCGTTCATCTCCTCGAGGTCTTTTTGTGCCTGAAGTCCTTTAGTCTTTTCGGCCTCAAATGCCTCAAGTGATCGTTTACCAACCGAAGTATCTGGATAAGCCGGATACGTTACAGGCGAAACATCAAACAACCGTTTGAACTTCTTTATAGTCCTGATTACACGGCCTTCGCTATCCTCATCCCACCGATCATCCTCGACATAAAACGCAAAACTGGACTGCGATACGTCACCCCGTTCCAAAGAACGTAGAAGATCAATAGAATAGGAGTTCCCCGGATCGTCATACTCATAAGCCAGACCTTCAGGCGTAAGCGACAGGCGTAAGGTTCCTGGCTTTGTCCGTCCTAAAATCAGGTTCCGGTCATGGTTGAACAACGCTCTCACGTCATCATTCATGACCTCATCAAACGCACCTGGATCAATCTTTTCACGGAACCCGCCAAGGTTTTCACTCAACTTGTTAAAAACCGCAGCGATCCCACGAACCAAAGGAGTTTTATTATCCTCCCGGACAACTCGAAACTCCATATCCCATACTCTCTCTTCTCTTTCCATCTCGTTTGCGTTAAAAAAGTTAGTCCACCGTAGCGAGCAATCCTTCATATACCGCTTGGCCTGATCCATAGACCAGACAGCAGTATCGAAGAGGATCGTTTTCCCTTCGCATTTAAGTCCCCTCGCCCTTAGTAACGACAGGGGCACTTTTTCCAGGATCGCTTTGTGCTCGCTCAAGTGTTTGATAATTGACTGGTACAAAATATACATCTCCACCCTCAATCGGGTTCTCGTTCTCTTTTGCCCTGATCTCGTTTGCGCTTAACGTGCCGACTTGCCACATTTTCGCATAATATTCAGCCCGTGTTTTGGCATCTCCTCTCATTAACCCGTCTGCGTTACCCTCAATAAAAATATCCGGCTTCTCGCTTTCCCAGATCAGCTTTTTAGTAAACTCCTGCTCGATACGGATTACACACGGCATCAGGGAGTATTTTACAAATTCAATACTCAATTCCTCAATGTTTGAAAACGTGGCGTGTTCCAAGTCCTGAACCATGTGCGGCGGGAGGCCGAAAATCCTCGCTACGTCAGTGACCTGGAATGCCCTGGTCTGAATAAATTGAGCCTGATCCGGCGGGATAGTTAGCTGTGTGATCTCCATGCCTCCCTCCAGAAGGATCGGTTTATGAGCATTTTCTATTGTGGACTGCCTCGACATGATAACCTTCTGCAGCCGTAAATACTGCTCGTCACTTAAACTGGTCGGGTGCTTATAGACAATCTCCGAGTTTGCCCCGTTCTTAAAGAAGGTTGATCCGAACCCTTGTGCGGCCAACCCCAATCCTATGCTGTCCTTGTGTATCTGAATAGGTGACTTTCCTATGATCCCATCCAAAGAAAGCCACCGGACATGAATCATCTCATAATCCGAGAGTATCTCAGTACCCAAACGGTAAAACAGCGACC